TACGCCTAGCACTTGACGGCTACATCATCCGTGAGGTCGACGATGCAGAAGGGGAAGCAGGACGGGAATGTGGTTCAGGTCGTACCCAGCGCGCCGCCTCAACCGGGGTCGGCGCTTGATCGCTTGAATGACTTCCGGCGCTTTATCGAGGCGAACCCGGAGGCGGAATTTCTTTTTGCCGCCGTACTCCCGGAAACGGATGCCGTCGCTGTTTGGGTTCGCGCGGATATGCCCGCGCACGAACAGTTGGGCATGGCGGCGCGCATACAGCAGTACATCATGTCAGAAACCTCGCTCGCGGAGTAAACCGTGGAATACAACCTCACGGCGCTAGGCGTCGAAGCCGCGCCTATAGTCGGGAGGCCGGGCAAGCAGGTGACGTACGCAACGCAAGACGATATCGCCGCCCTATACGGGCAAGAGTTGCTGGCTATTGTCGGCGACCGCGCGGGCGACGGGACGATTGACGCCGAGGCGGTTACGGCCGCCCTCGAAATGGCGACGTCGGAAATTGATACCTACCTCGCGGCGCGCTACAACGTGCCCCTGGCGTCGGTCCCGCCGTACATCAAGCAGATTTGCATCGACATTGCCGTTTACCGCTTGGCGCACAGCGACGCGCCGCGGACGGAAGAAATGCGCCGCCGGTACGAGGACGCGATCCGGTTCTTGACGGCCTTTGCTAAGGGGACGGTTGAGGTCCCCGGCATTGACGACGGCGGCGAGGACGACGGTAGCGACGGCGAAACGGTCGGGGGCGGGGCGAAAGTAATTCCGCTCCGGCGTTGCTAATGGCTCAAGTCGTCTTAACGGTCCAAGGTCTGGAGCTTGCCATCGCCTTGATGGAAAAGTTCGACCTCGACCGCAGCCAAGACCTAATGGAGAGCGTCGGCCGGACGATGCGGCTGCAAAACGCCCGCCGGTTTGCGCAAGAGGTTGACCCGGACGGGGCGCCCTGGCGGCCTTTGGCGCCGTCGACGATTGCCCGCAAGGGATCGAGCGGCATCCTCAAGGATACCGGCGCGCTGGGCGCCTTCTCGGTTACGGCGAGCCGCCTTGAGGCCCGGGTCGGGTCGAAGCCGTTTTACGCGCCGTTCCACCAGTACGGCGGGTCGCGCGCCGGGTGGCCGAACGGTTGCCCGCCGAAGCGGACGTTCCTCGGGATTAACGACCAAGACGTAAAGCAGATTGAGCAAGTCGTTCAGGCTTGGTTTTCGAGTTTAGGGGCGGGATAAATGGGGCGGCTGCTAGAGTACCGCGCGGCGGTGATCGCGTCGCTTGATGCCCTCCCCGCGTTTCGGACGGTTGTTCCCCACGCCGGGATATTCAACGCCGCCTCGTTGCAACGGTTGTCGGTCGGGACCCCCGCGGCGCTGGTTGCGATTGTCCAGGCGCGGGCCTTGAAGCGGAACAACGTCGGGCAATTTATCGGGCCGGTATCGACCGCGGTTTATTGCTTGGACAAGGACCCGGGCAAGGGCGACGTGTGGGGGCCTGCTCTAGAGCTGGCCGAGATCGTCGCGGACCATATCGAGTTGAACCAGTTCGGCCTGGACTATGTTGCGGCCGCCCGGGTTCGGGATATTGACGTCCTTTACTCGCCGGACGTGGACGGCATGGGGCTGTGCATTGCGGGCGTGATGTTCGATCAAGAGATTACGTTCGGCCGCGACCGGCACCGCGAGGACGAGCTTAAGGGCTTCCCGCTGGGCGACGTTGCCGAGCTTAAGGAATGGCCGGAGGACCTCGGCCTATGAGTTGGAACCTTGTTAAGGAGCTTGTGCGCCGGATCGCCGATCTTGAGCGCCGCCTCAATAACGTCATGGTCCCCGCGCGGGTGACCGAGGTTGACGCCGAGAAGGGTCTTATCAAGGTTGCGTATGCGCTCGACGAGGAAGGCAACGACGTCATTAGCCCGTGGATCAAATGGGGCGAGACGCGGGCCGGGAATATCTCGACGTGGAACCCGCCGACGGTGGGCGAGCAGTTGATTTGCTTTTCCCCGGCGGGGGAGTTCGGCGCCCGGACGATTGCCGGGCCGTCGGTGTTTTCCAAGACCTTTCCGCAGCCGCACGACAAGGCGGACGAACAAAAGACGCAAGTCAAGAAGGACGGCAAGACCTCGCATCAGTTGATGGCGTCGAACTTCCAGACCACGAACATTGACGGCGAGAAGAACACGCACGCCAAGAGGATCACCCATACCAAGAGGGCGTGATGAGCGCGGCTATAGTCGCGGCGCTTAAGGCGTCGCTCGACAACCCGGCGAACGAGTGGGTTTGCACGGGCGTCTCCCCGATGACCGATGACAACGGCCACGGGACAATCACCTACCAGATGCAATCCGTTCCCCTTGGCGTCAGCTTCGTGGCGATGCGCGAGGTCGGCGGCGCGGAGGACGTTACCCGGCTGTTCGTGGGCTCGTTTGCCTACAGCACCAGCGACGGGGCTTTGCTTTCCAAAATCGCGGCAAAGGCGGCTACGGCCGCAGCGGCTTTTGAAGCCGACCTGATTGCCCGGCTCTAAACGAAGGGCGCTATAATGGCTTCTATCGCCGACTATATCTTCGACCTTGCGCTGGCGGAACTCGATACCAACGCCACGCACCTTTATATTTGCTCGCAGGAGCCGACGACCTACGCGCAGGCGTCCTCGACCTACGCGCTGGGGAACAAGACCCCGATCACGGTGTCTGCTCCGGCCGACCGCACGCTGAACGGCCGCAAGGTGACGGTGTCTGCGATCACCGACGGGTCTGTGACCGGCACCGGCACGGCGACGCACTGGGCGATAACCAAAGGCGGCACAACGCTGATGGCGACCGGCTCGCTCGCAAGCGGTCAGGCTGTGACGACCGGCAACACCTTTACACTAGCCGCCTTTGATATTGGCTTCCCTGACGCCGTTTAATTTCTAGGATGGGCATCGTGCGCCGCCTGCTTGCCTTCCTTCTCAAGCTCTTTGCGGGGTCGCCGAAACCTACCTCGAAGGCCATCGAAGTCGCTCCGAATACGATCCCCGTCGGGGCTCTGGGCTATATCAACGTCAAAAGCTACGGCGCGAAAGGCGACGGATCGACGGACGATCAAGCCGCGATCCAGCGCGCGCTCGACGCGGCTGAGGGCAAGGGGGTCTACTTCCCGGCCGGGACCTATTTGCATTCCGGGGTTTTGCATTGCCGGTCTGCGCACATCAACGGCGACGGCTACAAGGCGGTTGATATTCGTTCGACCTCTGCGGCGGGCGACGTTGCGATCTTCCTGCACGGCCGCGCCCCGAAGGTTTCCAACGTCACGCTGTCGACGACCTATCCCGGCGGGCGCCTATACGGCGGCTGGAATGCCGCCATCTTTATCAACCCCGGCGCGGACGGGTTCCACGTCGACCACGTTTTTGTCAACGGGTCGCCGTCGATTGGCATCCTGAACTGGGGCGGCAAGAACGGCAAGATCACGAACTGCACGGTGATGCGGACGCTTGCCGACGCGATCCATAACACGAACAACGCCTACAACGTCCTCGTCGACCGTTGCCACGTGCGCTACTGCGCGGACGATGGCTGCGCGGTTGTGAGTTACAAGGGCGACGGAGGCATGACGCACGACATTACGGCGACGAACAACGTCATCCGCGACAATACGTGGGGGCGGCTCATGTCGGTGATCGGCGGCTATAACGTCACCTACGAGAACAATTACTGCGACGGCAACCCGGACTACGCGGGCGTGATTGTCGCGACCGAGCCGTCATATCAGACCTACGGCGTCAAGAACGTCACGATCAAAAACGGCACCTACCGCAACGCGGGGAGCGCAAGGACTGGCCACGGGGTTGCAATGATCTCCGCCCCGAACGACTGGTCCGAAGCGATCACCGCCGTCAAGCTGGAGAACCTTTTGCTTGAGGTTGCGGACGGCCGCACGGCCACCGGCATCCGCGCGGAGGGCTCCAAGGCAACCGGCGTGAGTTTGGTCAACTGCAAGATCGCGGGCGCCAACCCCCTAACGGACTTCGGCGACAGCTCCATTGCAGCCAACACGCCGTGGGTATCCGGCGCTGTCGGTTACGCCCCCGTCAAATGCGGCGCCGACGAAGCCTATCACCACAAATAAGGCCGCCTGATCTGATTGAGTAAAGGGAAGAAGCCCACATGCCCAAGATTACCGACCCCGACCTACTCACTGACGGCGCGACGGACAACGGTTCCACCGAAGTCTACATCAACACCTCGACGAAGACGATCAAGCTCAACGTCACCGGCAACCTGTCGAACACGGGCGTTCAAGATACGAACGGCGTGACGCTGAAAGCCTTGTATTCGTTCTTGAAGGAGGAATGGAAGAACGACCCGCACACGAAGAACCTTGCGGCGTTCCCCTTCCCGATGGTGCCGATTACCGACGAGGCGTTCGAGTTCGTCGAGGGCTGGGACCTCTTCAACGACGCTGCGCGGTATCTCATCCGCGACGCCGGGTGGACCGTTAAGAATACGTCCGGCGCGACGACGCAAATGTGGGCCGGTATTATCGGCCTCGGCGCGATCGAGAGCAACGACCAGCTTTACTATCAGCAGGTCTCCGGTGGCTCGCCGATTAACGTCCAGTTGACCGGTCAGGTGAACCAAGCCGTCCAGATTTACAAGGACGACGACGGCGACGGCAACGTCGCGGAGGGTTCGGACTACGACCGGCGCTCCTACTTTGCGCTGTTCGGCCGCGAGCAGGCGCAGAAGTACGGCAAGGCGACCTTGACGGACATCGGCGTTAGCACGATGGCCGCGCAGGCGTACCGGTTCCCGATCTCGACCTCGTCCGACGCGATCAAGATTTCCGTGCTTGACACGGCGATCGACGCGAACACGGACGGGACGGCGGACGTTGCGCCTTACTCCGGCATGTCGATCACCTACTACGACACGCCGCAGGTTGTTTCGATCGGCGGGCAGAACCGCAACTTCGGCATTATTATCAACGGCAATAGTGGCACGGCCGAGCAGATTTACCAGTTCGTCCAGTGGTCGCTGCGCCAGAACGTCGACATCAACGCGGGCGCCTCCTCGCTGATCGGTAAGGTGCAAGACGAGCTGCTTGAGTTCGTCGGCGATACCTTGAAAACCAAGAACGCGGCGAACCCGGCAGGCGGCGGAACCGGTGTCTATATCCAGAACTATCAGTCGGTCGACGAAACCCGCCTTGTGTTCAAGGACAACACCGGCACGGAGCGGACCTATCCCTACAACGCCGTGCTGACGATCAACTTCGGCGACAACCTCAAGAACGACGCCGCCGCGAAATACTGGGTTTATTTCTCGACCCTCCCCGGCGCCGGAAACGACTTCGGCGAGGCCGGGGCAATTATTGTCAACGATAAGGACGGCAACCCGATCACGGGCAACGTCGGCGGGGCGTCGTCGATCCAGAAACAGTTCGCCTA